GTAAATGAAGGCGTTAAACCTGCTGTTTCTTTCACAATTACAACGGATGTAGCCTAATAGCTACTAAGTTTTAAAATAATAAAACAATGGGTACAGTAAATCGCACTTTGGACGTTACTTGGAACCAAAAGAACGGAGTAAATAAGCTATTCTTTGAACCAATTTGGCAAAGTATGGTAACTTTAGATTCTTTTAGAGTTCTTCCAAATGTAACAGACAAGAAGAAAATTGGTTTTATCAAAAAATTAGATAAAATCCTTCAAAAAGCAGTAGGTTGTGGATTCACGCCTAAAGGTTCTACTTCAGTTTATGATAGAACTATTGAAGTAGAATCTATCAAAGTCAACATGAAGCAATGTATTGATGAATTCAAAGACACTGTAATTGAACAGAATTTTGCTAGAACAGGCAACATGAAGTATGACCTTACAGGGACTGAATTAATGGCTGTTATAGTTCAATTAATTCAAGATTCTTTGCCTGGTGAATACCAACGTTTGTTTTGGTTCGGTGATAAGTCTAGTAATGACCCAACACTTAATGCAACAAATGGTTTTTGGTCGGTTTATGCTGAAGAATTAGTTACTTCTAATCAATCACCGTATGTTGATTCTAATAGTGGCGCACCATTAGCACCTGGTGATGGTTTAGCACTTCTTAAGAAGATGTATAAAGCACAGGCTAAAGTTCTTAAAGGCATGATGGCTACAGAAAAACGTTTCTATGTTAGTAATTCAGTTTTTGAAGCTGTAGAAGATGACTATGAAAACCTTGGTGGTGGTGATGGTGGAAGAGTTCAAACAATTGAAGGTGTTACTAGATTGTTTTATAGAGGCATTGAACTTATTCAAGACTGTAATTGGGATACAGTTATGGAAGATGATTTAGGAAAGGTAGACAGCCACCTTGCGCTTCTTACTACACCTGATAATTTAATCATGGCTACAGACCTAAAAAGCGACTTGAACAAAGTTGAAGTATGGTATGATAGAAAAGATGAACTAAACTACATTAAAATCAATGGTAAGTTTGGTACTAACTTTGTTCACCCTGCATTCTTTGTGATTGCATACTAAACCAAAACTATCATGGCTGGATGTTTAACAGGTGGCAACACTAAAAATTGTAACGCTAAAAAAACAGGTGGATCCAATTGGCTATACTTAGCTGACAAGTCCAATGTTGCGTCAATAACAGTAGGTGTAAACAATGAAATCACAGGTATTACAATGGTAGTAGGTGAGGTTTTCTATAAGTTTGAATTTGCTGCTAATAAGTCTCAATTTCTTGAAGCATTGAATAATGAAGGTGGACCACAGGTTACACAGACTTACAATATGATTTGGGAATCTTGGGACCAAGACCAAAGAAACCTTCTTATGGATATGATTAATTGTAATTGTGGTATGGTTGCAATTCATAGCGAAAACACAGGCAAACAATGGTTCTGGGGTTATGAAGAAACTGAGGAAGCTTACTTGTTTACAGGTGACAGAGACAGTGGAACGGCTAAGTCCGACATTAACCAAGTTGCCCCTGTTTTGCAAGCTCTAGCAACCGAGTACGCTAGAGAGTGGACGTTAGGCGAAGGTGGAATACCAGTGTAAATAATACTATTTAAACTATATTGAAAAGGGAAGGGGTGATTCTCTTCCCTTTTTTTATACAAAAACAAAATAAAATGGCTTATAATAAGAAATTAAGACCTAAGAAATTTTTAAAAGGGTGTACGTTTTTCGGAAAATTCGGAAAGTTTAACTTATCAGAAGGTTTACTTTGGGATGATTTTACTGATGAAATGTTAGTTGCTTTTGCAGAGACACACAACTCTGAAACTGTAGATAAACACTTAATAGGAGAATTGCCAAAAGCAAAAGTTTCTAATAAAAAAATGAGTGTAAAACCTTCTACAGATGACACAGTACAGCCGAAATAACAACAAAAAAAAGAAAAACACACCTACAGGGAAGAAGCCAGAAAAACAAATCTTGGCTTCTTCTAGTATTGTGCATGGGTTAGATACTAATATCCTAGAAGAGGACCTCTACAAGGAATTTAGTACTGACAAAAACAATACTTATTCTACCCTGCTTGTAAATAATACTTGGGTTAGGTTCTTCGATGCTCGTTCTAGTTTCCTCAAGGGAATGATGGCTTTGGTTGGAAATTCTACAACACTTAGGAATGTAGTGAATCAAAAGACTAGCCTTACTTTAGGTGATGGCTTTATCCCTATCGCTTCTGACAGGGTGCCGTTCCTTCAGACTCTTAGAAAAATGTTTAGGCTTCAAAAGTCAGACGATGAAGTTATAGAAGTAGTTAATGACTTGATAGGTAACGTCAACCTTAATAACGAGACACTAGAAGAGGTAATTGAAAAGGTTGCTTTTGATTGGTGGGCTTTTGGTAATGCCATGGTTGAATTAAAGAAGACTAAAAGAGATGGTGAAGACGTTGTTTTGATGTATCACATACCATTGGACCAAGCAGGAATAAAGAAGGCTAATAAAAACAATATTATTGAAGCCATTGGCGTTTCTTCTGATTGGGAGACAGGGCAAACAGACCCAAGTTGTATAACAGAGATACCTTTGTATCCTAATTTTGATAAAGATGGGCGTTCTGCTATCCACATCAAAAACTATGCACCGGGTTTCTTTTATTGGGGCTTACCTGAAAATATAGCTGCTAGGTTTTGGGCTGAAATGGAATACAGAATACCAAAGTACAATATCACCAAGTTCAAAAATGGCTTTGTTCCTTCTGCTTTTATACAGTTATTTGGCTCAATGACACCTGATGAAGCTAATAAGATTGTTGAAGACTTTGAAGAAACATTCACCGACACAGGAAACAATGCAAAGCTATTAGTGCAGGTTCTAAGGGATGAAAAATATAAAGCTTCTGTCAATCTGCTAGAAGATAAATCTGATGGAAATTACATGGACTTGCAAAAACTAGCTAGTCAGGCAATTGTAACAGCTAACCGCTGGACTATGAGCTTAGCAGGTTTTGCTACTAGTGGCAAACTAGGAAGCAACCAACAGATTAGGGATGAATTAGAGTTTGTGACTAACACAACCATAAAGCAAGGGAGAAGAAAGATAATGCAGTCCATTGTGAATCCTTTTATTAAGGAGAACGCAAAAGTGAATGATGACATTAAAGGCATTATGTTGCATATTGCTAACATGAATCCTATTTCATTAGCTTCTATGCTTCGTCCGTCTGATGTCCTTTCTAAGAATGAGCAAAGAGAGGTGTTCGGATATGAACCAATAGAAGAAGATGCACCAGAACCTTCAAGCGATGACCAAGGAGAAGGGCAAAACTAATACTTATGAGTACTGAAACAACACTAATACAGGCGGAAGAAGTAGTAAATCAAGGAATCCTAAAGGGCTCTCCTTTGTCTAGTCGTTTTGATGCTTCACAAATTAGCCCCAACATAGCAGAAGGTGAAAGAAGATTTTTCAAAACCTTTATCAATGTAGAATTCTATGATGCTTTAGTTAATCAAAAGAATCCAGTACCTTCTAATTATAATCCTGATTTAGGTCCTATTGTTTTAGCCTATCCTACTAATGCCGATTACGAAACACTTTGGAAGGAAAAGTTTTTCCCTTTCTTGTCAAGGGCTTGCTATCATGAGTCTTTAGATAATATAGTTATTCAAATAGGTTCAAACGGTGGTTTTGTTAATCATACAGAATACGGTGACAATGTAGGTATTAAAGGCTTAAAATTCCTTAAGGATTCAGCATTGCAGACCTTAGAAGGGATGACACCCGACATTATAAAATACCTTTGCGATAATAAAGACAAGTATCCTTTATGGGATGCAGAACCTTATTGTGGCGAATGCGATAAAAGTAAAAGCGATTTAGGCAGAACAGGCGGTTTTGTTTTCAGATAAAAATATAAAAAATGAGTACTAAAAATTTAGCTAAAACTATTAGCGTTTTAGAAGATGGCAAGCTTAGTGTTTTCTTAAATAGCGGTAAAGAAGTTTACATTCAGCCTAAAATTGTAGTTGACACCTTAGATAATATTGAAGAATTAATTATTAGGGGTGAAGATGATAATAATGCAAAAGTTGATGTTACAGTTACAGAAATTGATGGTGTGGCGTTTGCAGGAACCTTTGCAGATTTAGAAACAGCATTAAGAGAAGTAGCAAAAAAAGCAAATGGTTTATTTGCAGGCGGTTCTTCAGGTGGTGGTGGTCTTCCTGTTGGAGCATCAACAGAAGCAAAGCAAGATGTTCAGATTGATCAACTTGATGAAGTTCTATCTAATCAAGATGAACAGACAGTTTTTCAGGAAAAGATTTCTGAACAGTTAGCGGTTAGGGGAACATTAACATATTTTGATTTAAGTTTGACTTCAGGCTTCCCTGCTTGGTCAGGCTTCCCTGTTACAATTAATGAATTTCAATGGGGTGATGGAACATTTTTTCCTGCTAACACCTACCCTATAGCACCTACTGAAGTAAATGATGCTGAAGAACTTGCTGCTTTATGGAATGCAAATGTTCCTGATAATTTACTTGAAGCTAGGGATGCAAATACACTATACATAAAAGAAGGTTCTGCACCTGTCCCAACAGATAACAATGGTTTAATTCAGTTTTCTACAGATGTTCCTGCTTTTGGAGCATTCCCTTATGTTAAAGTAGTTGCATGGTCAGAAGAAACTGATGCAGAAGAATCTTCTGTTAATAAGATTGAAAACAAGGTTACACAGTTAGCAGATGGTGGTGAAAGTCTTGTTCCTACTGAAAATGGCATTGCAACTTATAACAATCCGACAAATGTTGCAATAACACTAGTTCCTGCAAATCCAAAGAGAGAGAACGTGTTCATACAATGCCATTCTGGTGCTCTTTGGATTCGGTCAAAGCCAGCTGTAACTAATCCAAATGAAAGAGAGGGGGTTTATTTAAAAGCTATTGATGGCGTGCCAGCGCACGCAAATATTCCCGTTCTTGTTAATGGTCAAAAATATACAAATGAGATTTCTTTAATTAACGCTGCTGATGGCGAGGAACCAACCTACTCTATCAGCATATTAAATAGACCTTAAAATGATAGAAGTATATAATCCAATAGACAACGTTCTACCTTCTTCTTATCAAACATTTGATTTTGTAAATGTTGAGAATTTAGGACAAAATTTAACCGATGGGGTTTTTTATGGTAGTGGTGCCATTGTAAACCCTGGGAAGTTTGACAAGTATAGAATTTATTTGTCGGGTGCTAATCCTGGCGCAGGTGAATCAGGGCAGGTTAGATTTGGAATTTATGATGCTAATTTTTTGCTAATTACAGAATCTAATCTATTAGTTGACCAAACAACGGTTCTTAACGAATTCAAAGATTTTAGTATAGCTGAATTAAGACTTGAAAAGCCTACTGTTCTATATTTTGTATTAGGGAAAAATGATGAAGTGGGGAATCT